CAACAAGCGCGCATCGCGGCGCAACGGAACCCCGATGGCTCGGCCTATGCCGCGCGCAAGCCGCGCCATGTGAAGAAACTGCGCGGCAAGCAAGGCAAGATCAAGCGCGCGGCGATGTTCGCGAAGCTGCGCCAGGCGCGTTATCTGCGCGCCGAGTCGGATTCGACCGGCCTCGCTGTCGGGTTTGTCGGCCGCGTGGCACGCGTCGCACGCGTACACCAGTACGGCGGGACCGATCGCGTCGCGCCAGGCGGCCCCGAGTATCAATACGACGCCCGCGTGTTGCTCGGCTTTACCCCCGACGACCTCGATCTCATTCGCGATCTGTTGCTCAAACACATCGTTAAATAAGCGTTCGTTTCCCTAACTATGTGCCCGAGGCACATACAAAGCCGTTAGCGTGACTCGCGCGTGCGTGCCTTGCAACATGGAGGCATGAACTCAAACGAATCCACACGCCAATTTCTGAACGTCGCACGCAAAGGCACCGTGATAGGTCTGTCCGGCGCGCTGTGTCGTGTTGAGAGCGGCGATTTAACGACCGACTGGATTCAATGGTTCATGCCATTCGCCGGAGAAACCATCGAGTGGCAAGCGCCCTCGATGGGCGAAGGCGTCATGCTGATCTGCCCAAGCGGCGATCTCGCGCAAGCCGTCGCGCTGCGCGGTTTCTATTCCGAAGATTTCCCGGCACCGAGCACCGACCCGAATAAGCACCTGCGCGTGTACCGCGACGGCGCGCTCGTCGAGTACGACTCGGCCGCTCACTCTCTCCAAGCCGTGTTGCCGGCCGGCGCAACCGTGTCGATCGTCGCGCCTGGCTCTGTGACCGTGCAAACCGAAACGGCGCTCGTGCAAGCCGACAAGGTAACGCTCGATGCTGACGTCGAAGTAACGCGCTCGATGACCGTGAAAGGCCCGTTTGCGTTCGAGTCGGGAATGACCGGCAAGGGCGGCGACGCCGGCGCAACGATGCAGATTAACGGCGCCGCTGATTTCACGGGCGAAGTGAAGTCGCAAGGCATTAGCTTGCCGCACCACACGCACAAGGAACAAGGCGACGGCAACGACGTCGGGCAACCCAAATGATCGGAATGAAAGCCTCGACCGGCGGCGCAACGGCCGGCCTCGATCACCTGTATCAGTCGATCGAGAAAATTCTCACGACGCCGCTCGGCACGCGCATCGCTCGCCGCAACTTTGGTTCCGAGCTGCCCGAGCTGATCGACGCCCCTAACAACGCGGCGACGCGCGTGCGCCTGTATGCGGCCGTCGCGACTGCCCTGATGCAATGGGAACCTCGCTTGAAACTTACTCGCGTATCTCTCACGATCGACACCTCGACCGTCGTTTCTGGCGTGCAAGCGATCGACATTGAAGGCACGACGACGATCTCGGCCGACCTCGTTTCGACCCGCGTGCAGCTCACGAGCGGGGGCACGGCATGAGCGCAACGCCGATTGATCTTTCCCGGCTCGAATCGCCCGATATCGTCGAGACGATTGATTACGAGACGATCCTCGCCGAGCGCAAGGCGAAACTCGTGTCGCTCTATCCGGCCGAGCAACAAGCCGACGTCGCGGCGGCCCTCGCGCTCGAATCCGAGCCGATGAACATTCTTTTGCAAGAGAACGCTTATCGCGAAGTCGTGTTTCGTCAACGCGTCAACGATGCCGCGCGCTCTGTGATGCTCGCCTATGCGACCGGCACCAACCTCGAACACCTGGCGGCGCTGTTCGGAATCGCAAAGCTCACGATCGTCGAGCCGGACCCCGAGAACGATATCGACGGCGTTTATGAGAGCGACACCGACTTGCGCAAGCGCACGCAGCTCGCGCCGCAAGGCTATTCCGTCGCCGGCCCGGAAGGCGCCTATATCTCGCACGCGCTGAACACCGATGGCCGCGTGCTCGATGCGACGGCAACAAGCCCCGCGCCGTGCCAGGTAGTCGTTACTGTGCTCTCGCGCCTCGGCGACGGCACGCCGACGCAAGACTTGATCGACAAGGTAACGCTCGCTCTCCAAGCCGATAACGTGCGCCCGCTCACCGATCAAGTGATCGTGCAAGGCGCCGAAGTGTTGCCGTATCAGGTGCGCGCGACGCTCAAGTTTTTCGCCGGCCCCGATCGCGCCGTCGCGCTCGCCGAGGCGCAAAAGCGCACGGCCGCCTATACCGACGACATGCACCGGCTCGGAATGGAAGTCACGTTAGACGGCCTGTATGCCGCTATGCGCGCGCCAGGCGTGCAAAAGGTGATTCTCGAAACGCCGCTCGACGGCATCGCGGTATCGAAGGAACAAGCCGCGTATTGCACCTCGATCGAGCTGATCGACGGAGGCGTTTATGAGTGATCTGCTCGCGCCGAATTCGACGAGCACCGAGCGCAAGCTCGCGACCGTGATGGCCGAGGCGTGCGACGTGGCGACGCCGATCGCTCGCTTGATGGACCCCGACACGATCCCGGCCGAGCTGCTGCCCTGGCTCGCCTGGCACGTCGGCATCGACGCATGGAAAAACTATTGGCCCGAGCAAGTGAAGCGCGCCCGCGTCAAGGCTGCAATCTCGATCGCCCGTAAAAACGGCACCGCTGCGGCCGTGCGCGAAGTCGTCGCCGCGTTCGGCGCAAACATCGCGCTGCGCGAATGGTTCGAGCTGACCCCGCCAGGCGTGCCAGGGACGTTCGACGTCGTGATGACCGTGAGTAGTCGCGACGGCGAAGCGCCGACCGCTGCTTTCGTCGACGACATCCTCGCGGAGATCGACCGCACGAAGCCCGTGCGCGCGCACTACTCATTCACCCAGGGTTTCGCGATGCAGGGCAAGCAAGGCGTCGCCGTCGCCGTGCGGCCCGCCCTCTATCGCCGTCTTTCTCTCACGGATATCTGACCTATGGCCGGCACTCTTATTTACATCACCGACGCGGGGCGCGCCGCGCTCGTCGCGCCGGCGAACGATGGCACGAACGCGCACAAGATCGTCGAGATCGGCCTCGCGACCGCCTCTTTCAACGCTGCCGACCCGTCGCTCGTCGCGCTCCCGAATGAGCGCAAGCGCATCACGACATTCGCCGGCGAGAACGTCGCTTTCGACACGATCCATGTGACGTTGAAAGACGACACCGACGATCAATTCACGCTGTACGGGTTCGGCCTTTATCTCGAAAACGGCGTGCTCGCGGCCGTCTATAGCCAGGCAACGCCGATCATGGAAAAGGCGGCGGCGGCGATGCTACTGCTGTCGGCTGATCTGCAATTCACGACGATCGACGCGGCAACCCTCGTTTTTGGCGATGCCTCATTCACGAACCCGCCGGCGACGACCGAACGGCAAGGCGTGGTCGAGCTGGCGACGCAAGATGAAGTCAACGCCGGCACCGACAGCGTGCGCGCACTCACGCCCAAGACGGCCGCGAGTCGATATGCGCCGCTCACCGGCGCAAACTTTGCCGGCCCTGTAAGCGCAACGCAGCTCACAACCGATGGCGCGGCCGTTGTCGGCATGGCGAAGATTCAAAGCGCAACGCGCGCGGCGGTTTTATCGGTTTCGAATTTCGACGGACTGTCTATCGAAGCGATGGACGCCGGCAATACGACAAAGAAAAACATCGGCCTCGCGCCGTGGGGCGGCAAGGTACTCATCGGCGCAACGGCCGATGATGGCATCGGCCTCATGCAAGTCGCCGGCCTTATCACCGCACAAACGCCGGCGGCCGGCGACTCGTCGAAGCGCGTCGCGACGACCGAGTTTGTCGTCGGTGCAATCGCGTCGGCGCTCGTCGGGGCGATCGTGCTCGAAGTGCGCACGACGGCGCGCGCCGGCTTTCTCAAGTGCAACGGGGCGGTTCTGAATCGCGCCGACTATCCGGCGCTGTGGGCCTATGCCCAGGCGAGCGGTGCACTTGTATCGGACGCGAACTGGACCGCGAATAACTGGGGCTGTTTCTCGACCGGCAACGGCACGACGACGTTTCGAATTCCCGAGCTGCGCGGCGAATTCCTGCGCTGTTGGGATGACGCACGCGGCGCGGATACAGGTCGCGCCATCGGCACGTGGCAAGTCTTTTCAAACACATGGCACTCGCACGGCGCGAGCGCGGCGGCTGTCGGCGATCACGTACACAGCGCATGGACTGATTCGCAAGGGTGGCACGGGCACCACGGCAACACCTACGGCATTGGCGATCACCAACACGTACTCGACCAGAACGTGCCGCAATGGGCGAACCCCGACACCGATCGCGGAAGCGTCAACAGTCATTTTTCGATTGATAACGAGCGGCAACCTTTCACGAGCTGGAACGGCGCGCACGCACACGGTTTCGACACGGACGGCGCCGGCACGCACGGGCACAACGTCGGCATCGGCGGCGCTGGCAATCACTCGCACACCATTACCGTCAACGCGGACGGCGGCAACGAAGCACGGCCCCGAAACATTGCCTTGCTCGCCGTGATTCGCGCTTACTAAGGACTCGACCATGCTGATTCATCAATACGACGCCACGACCGGCGAATACCTTTCGAGCCGGCTTGCCGACTCGGACCCGCTCAACCTCGATCGCTGGCTCGTTCCCGCATTTGCGACCGCTGACGAGCTGCCGGCGCGCACGCCGCTCTCATGGCCGTTTTATCTTGATGGCGCCTGGAAGCTCTTGCCCGACTATCGCGGCCGGATGCTGTACCGCCAGGACAACGGCCAAGCGGCCGAAATCCTCGTCGCCGGCACGACGCCCGCCGAGAACGGCTTGACCGAAACGCCGCGCCCCTCGGACGAATATGCCTGGCGTGATGGCGCCTGGGTGATCGACCCGGCCGTAATCGCACAGAAGGTGCGCGCCGCTGCAATGGCCGAATTCGATATGCGTATGACGCGCGCGCGCTCGATGAACGCGGGCAAGGCCGACGCCCTGGCGGCCGGCTTGCTGTCGATCGAGGAAGCCTATTACTTTCGCGCCTGGTCGGTTTATCAGCTCGACCTGGTGCGCGCCATTCAAGCCGAGGGATTCCCCGACGCCGTGAGCTGGCCGAGCGATCCGATCCCGTTCGCCGAGGCGAGCGCGCCGGCAATGGCCGAGTTTGACGCGCGCATGGCGAAGG